CGCGTAGATGGTCGGGCAAGAACGGCGATGCGATGGACTACTCACACCAGTGGAGTGACTACTGATGCACACCGAAACACTCAAGACCGAAATCTCCGCCCCGGCGCTGACCGGATTTCGCCAGGCGTGGACGTGGCGTCCGCTGGCCAGCCTCACGCCCGCGCAGGTGGCAGAAATTTTGCGCCGCGCGGCGCTTGGCGATGCGCACGACTTCCTGATCGCCGCTGCCGACATCGAAGAGAAAGACCTGCACTATCGCGCCGTGCTGCAAACGCGCAAGCTGGCCGTGGCGGGCCTGCCGTGGGATGTGCAGCCTGCGGATGAGTCGCGCGCGGCGAAAAAGGCCGCTGATCTGGTGCGCCGCGTGCTCAAGGCCATCAATCTGCCCGAACTCATGGTGCAGCTGCTCGACGCGCTCTCCAAGGGCTACGCGGTGGCCGAGATAGTCTGGGCCACCGATGGCCCCACCTGGCTGCCAGACGCTATCCTGCCGCGTGAGCCGCATTGGTTCCGCTTCGACCGCGATAGCGGGCGAGAATTGCGTCTCATGGACGGCACGGCGAACGGGGCGGAACTGCCGCTCTACAAGTTCATCTGCCATACCCCGAAGATCATGGCTGGAATACCGCTCACGGGCGGGCTCGCCCGCTCGGCGCTGTGGGCCTGGGTGTTCAAGTCCTACGCGCTGCGCGACTGGGCGGCGTTTGCCGAGCTCTACGGCCAGCCGATCCGTCTGGGCAAGTATGGCCCGGCAGCCACGCGCGAGGACATCGCGGTGCTCAAGCGCGCGGTGTTCGAGCTTGGGAGCGACGCCGGCGCGGTAATCCCTGACTCCATGGCGCTGGAGATTGTTGAGAGCGCGAGCAAGAGCGCATCCGCAGACCTATACCAGCGCCTGATCGAATATCTCGACCGCCAGGTGAGCAAGGCTGTCCTGGGGCAGACGCTCACCACCGACCAGGGATCGAGCGGGAGTCTCGCGCAGGCGAAGGTGCATGACGAAGTGCGTGCCGATCTGATGCACGCAGACGCACGCACGCTCGCATCCACCCTCACGCGCGATCTGATCGCGCCGCTGGTCGCGCTTAATATGCCTGATGCGCCGCTGCCGAAGCTCACGCTGATGGTGGAGGAGCCGGAGGACATGGCGGCGCTTGCGGATCAGCTCGCCAAGCTGGTGCCGCTGGGCATGCCCATCCCGCAGCGCTGGGTGCGCGAGAAGTGGGGCATCCCGGAGGCCGCGCCGAATGAGCCTGTGCTGGGTGCGCCTGCCATGCCAGCAGCGCCGGACGGCACCGCTCAGGTCGGGCAAGCCGCGCATGGTAGTCTGCAATCCGCGCATGCTGGCGCTGGCAAGCGCGATCCCACCCCCATCGACGCGCAGACTGACCGCATGGAGCAAGAGGCCGCGCCCGCATGGGGCCAGATCATGGACTCGATCAAGCGCATCGTGAATGAGGCGCAGAGCCTGGAAAGCTTGCGCGATGCGCTGCTCGCGGCCTATGGCGATCTGCCAACCGAGCAGCTTGCAGAGATCATGGCGATGGGCTTTGCCGCAGCGGACTTGGCCGGGCGCTTTGACGTGCGGCAGGAGTCGTCCCCATGAGTGACGATGCCGATCGCGACGACTGGGAACGCGCCCATGTCGCAGCCTGTCGCCGCTGACAAACAATTTGCATTCATCTTGCGCCGCCCGTTCGCCGAGCAGCTGGCTTTTTTTCGCGGCAAGCTGGGCAATCTCGTCCCGACCGCGCGCTGGGACGACATCTGGAAGTCTGCCCATGATCGCGCCTTCATGGTGGCTGGCGCGGCCAAGGCCGATCTCTTGGCAGACCTGGCCGAGGCGGTGAACAAGGCGATTCATGATGGCGAGACGCTGGACGAGTTTCGCAAGCGCTTCTTTGCGGCGGTAGAAAAGGGCGATTGGCACGGCTGGACGGGCGAGGCGACCGCAGCAGGCCGCGCATGGCGCACCCGCATTATCTACCAGACCAATCTAGCCACCAGCTACGCAGCTGGGCGACTGGCTCAGCTCAAAGACGCCGAGTTCAAATACTGGGTCTATCGCCACACCCCGAACGAACACCCGCGCCTACAACATCTTGCCTGGGACGGGCTGACCCTGCCCGCAGATCATCCGTTCTGGCAGACGCATTTCCCGCCGAATGGCTGGGGTTGCAAATGCCGGATTTCGGGCGCTTACGGACCAGAGACGGCGAAGCTCTTGGGAGGCAAGCCCGGCTACACCGAGCCGCCAGACGGGTGGGACGCCATTGACACCAAGACCAGCGAGCAGGTGGGCATCGACAAGGGGTGGGGGTACATGCCTGGCGCGACATCCGATCTGGTGCAGGAGATCGAGCGCAAGGCGGCCAAGCTGCCGCCGCCACTGGGCGATGCGCTTCGCGCAGATATCAGGAGGACAGTATGATCCAAATCGAAATCGACGACCGCGAAGTGCTCCAGGCGCTGCAAGAACTGCGCCGCCGCACGTCGAACATGAAGCAGGCCATGCACACTATCGGCCAGGCGCTGACAGAAGGCAGTCGGGAGCACATTCTCTCGGGCCGCGACTGGACGGGGCAGCCCTTCGCGCCCAATAGCCCGGTCACGCTCGCCCGCAAGAAGGGCGACAAGCCACTGATCGATCATAGGACCTTCGTCACCAGCCGCCTGTTCTATGAGGCGGACGCCAACAGCGCGATCGTGGGCTCGAGCGCAGTGCAGGCCGCAGTGCTCCAGTTCGGGGCCAGAAAGGGCGCTTTTGGTGCTACTAAGCGCGGGGCCAAGATACCATGGGGCGACATCCCGGCGCGCCGTTATCTGCCCATCCGAGAGGATGGCCAACTGGACGACGACGCCCGCTCCCTGATTCTTGACGTCATTCGCGCGTATCTGGCGGATGAGTGATATTGACTAGACAAAGCAATAATAATGTGCTATACGGCATCCTAGGAAAACGGGACATGATATGACATACGGCCATCAGACTCTCAGCGCCGCTCACGACGCCGCCCGCGCTGGCCTCAGGCTCGCGCGTCATGCCATTTCCCTGGCTCTTGCTCCTGGCGACGCCCCTGATGGGGTCTTTACGCCTCCGGAGTGGGTGCATCTCATTCCGGCGGGCACTTTCTCCGGGCGCGACGGGCGCGGGCCTTATACGCTGGATGCCCAGGCCGTGCTGGATGCCTTCGCCGCCAACGGCGCAGATCTGCCGATCGACTACGACCACCAGTCGCTGACTGCCGACGAGAAGGCCGGGCCGGTGCCCGCCGCCGGGTGGATCAAGGAACTGCAAGCCCGCGAGGATGGCATCTGGGCGCGTGTGGAATGGACGCCGCGCGCAGTCGAGCTGCTCGCGCACAAGGAATACCGCTATCTCTCGCCGGTGTTTCGCTATCGCGCCAAGGACGGCCGCGTGGTGGCGCTGTCCGGGGCGGGCCTGACCCATAACCCCAACTTGTATCTTCAAGCCGCAGCATCACGAAAGGAGAGTCACGCCGTGGATGATCTGCTCGAACAACTGATTGCCATGCTCAACCTGCCGGTGACGGCCACGCCCGACGATGTGGCCGCGGAGCTACAAAAGCTCATCGACCGGCTCAGAACCGCCGAGACCGCCGCCGCGCAGGCGGCCGAACAACTTGCCGCCGCCCAGGCGCGCGAGCCAGACCCGACCCAGTATGTGCCCATCGCCCTGCATAAACAGGTGGCCGATCAGCTCGCCGCCTTGCAGGCCGACCTCGCACGTCGTGAGGCCGAGGCTGCGGTAGACGCCGCGATGAGCGCGCGCAAGGTGAGCCCAGGAATGAGGGAATGGGCGCTGGCCTACGCCAGCCGCGATCCGGAGGGCTTCAAAGCCTTCATGGCCGCCGCGCCGGAGATCGTGACCGAAGGTGCGCATCGTCGCACCGAATCCGCGCACGGCGTGATCATCACCGACGAAGACCGCCTCGCCGCGAAGCTGCTCGGCATGACAGAGGAGGCCTTCGCCCAAGCCAAACAACTCATCACCAAGGAGTAAGCCAACATGGCCATCATCACCCCCGCACTGCTTTCCTCCCTGCGCACCGGCTTCTCGAAAGCCTTCCAGGATGCCCTGACCGACACGCCCACCGACTGGGCGCGGGTCGCCACCCGCGTGCCGTCTTCTTCGGCCAGCAACACCTACGGCTGGCTCAACCAGTTCCCCACGCTTCGCGAGTGGATGGGCGACCGCGTGCTGAAAGACATGGCCGCGCAAGCCTATCAGGTGCAGAACAAGCTCTACGAGGGCACGGTCTCGGTGAAGCGCACCGACATCGAGGATGACAACGTGGGAATCTACACCCCGCTGTTCGCCGAGATGGGCCGCGCCGCCGCCACCCACCCGGACCAGCTGGTGTTCGGCTTGCTCAAGACCGCGCACACCGTCACCTGCTACGACGGGCAGTTCTTCTTCGACACCGACCACCCGGTCTATCCCAACGTGAACGGCACCGGCACGCCGACGTTGGTTTCAAACGTTCAGGCGGGCGCTGGAGAAGCCTGGTATCTGCTTGATACCAGCCGGGCGCTCAAGCCGCTCATCTTCCAGGAGCGCACCCAGCCGGAGCTGGAGGCGCTGACCTCCACGCAGGATGAGGGCGTGTTCATGCGGGACGAGTATCGCTATGGCATCCGCTATCGCTGCAACGCCGGTCTGGGCTTCTGGCAGATGGCGTACAAGTCGCAGGCGACGCTGGACGCAACCAACTTCAACGCGGCGCTTGCCGCCATGCAGTCGCTCAAGGCCGATGGTGGCCGCCCGCTTGGCATCAAGCCGACCGTGCTGGTGGTGCCGCCGAGTCTGCGCTCCGCGGCGATGGAGATCGTCAAGAGCGAGCGGCTTGCCAATGGCGCCTCCAATCCCAACTATGGCGTTGTCGATCTGATCGTCTCGCCTTGGCTGATTTGATGAGGTGATGCATGGCCGCGAAAAAGCCTGAACCCGCGCCAGCCAGTGATAGCGTGCGCCTGCGTGTGCGCACCGCGCCGGCGCATGGCGAGGCGACTCGCTATCGCGGCGGTCTCGGCCCGTTCGGGCACGAGCCGATAACGGTCGAAGTCACGCTCGAGCAGGCCGAGGCGCTGCGTGCTGACCCCATGCTGATCGTGGAGTGATGCTGTGCCCTATGCCACGCAGGCCGACATGGAAGCGCGCTTCGGTGTCGATGAGCTCACCCAGCTCACCGACAGGGTGGGCGCTGGCGTGCCTGACGCGGCCATCGTGGCCCGCTCCCTGGCCGACGCAGACGCGGAGATCGACGGCTATCTGGCCACTCGTTACGCCCTGCCGCTGGCCACCGTCCCCAGCATGCTGGCCCGCATAGCGTGCGACATTGCCCGCTACCGGCTCTGGGAAGACCGCGCCTCGGAAGAGGTGCGCCGCCGCTATGAGGACGCGCGCCGAATCCTCGAATCGATTGCTAAGGGCATGGTGTCACTTGGGCTGCCTGAGGCAAACGCGGCTCCAGCTCTGGCCAGTGTGACTTTAGGCAATGAGCGTGTGATGACCCGCGACGGGACGGGGGGCTATTGATGCTCGACCTCGAGCCCATCATCCGCCAGCGTCTCATCGACACCGTCCCGGGGTTGGCCGGCGTTCATGGCGCTGTGTCGCTTGGCGTCGATGACGTTAGCGGCAAGCGCCTTCCGGCTGCATTCGTTGTCTCGGATGGCCACAAGGTGTTGGAAGTGACCGGCTTCGGAAAGACGGCGCGCATCGCATCCCGCTGGCTGGTGGTGGTGGCGGTGCGCAACGTCCAGCATGTTGCGCAGGGTGAGGGCGCGCGGGCGGATGCCGCCGATCTGGTGCAGGATTGTCTCAAAGCCCTCATGGGCTGGCAGCCGCGCGCCGGTGTACAGAGCATGCAACCCGTTAGCGCACCAGCGCCGGTCTATCGGGACGGCCTGCTGCTCTACCCGCTGGCCTTCGAGGTCGGCGAAGTCATCCAGGGAGTCGAACCGTGATTGTTACCCTACTCAAGCCCCACACCGACGCCGGGGCTGATTACCAACCAGGCGACACGCTCGACGTGGACGAGGCCACCGCGCAGTGGCTGATTGAGCACGGCGTGGCCGAAGCTCTGCCGCAACCCCAACCCGAACCCAGAAAACCCACCAGTAAAGGAGACTGACCATGGCTTACTTTTCCGGACAGGGGCGCGTCTATATCGGCACCCGCGATGCCAACGGCAATCCGCAGGCCATGCGCTGGCTCGGCAACGTGCCCGAGCTGAAGGTATCCCTCAACGTCGAGACCATCGAGCACAAAGAGAGCTATTCCGGCCAGCGGCTGACCGACTTGCAACTGATCAAGGGCAAGGACGGGGAGTTTTCATGCGCGATCGAGAACTTCAGCATCGAGAACCTTGAGCTCACCCTCTACGGCCAGACCAGCAGCGTGACCGGTGGCACCGTCACCAACGAGGCGCTGCCGACGGGGGCGGTTCCGGGCGGCGTCTATCTGCTGGCGAACCAGTTCGTTTCGTCTGTCGTCGTCAAGGACTCGGCCGCGACGCCTGCCACCCTGACCGCAGGCACGCACTACAAGGTGCATGCCGAGCAGGGGGCCATCGAGCTGCTCAACATCACCGGCTTCACCCAGCCCTTCAAGGTGGACTACAGCTACGGAGCGGCCAAGCGGCTGGCCATGTTCAAGTCCGCGCAGCCGGAGGTGTGGCTGCGGTTCGATGGCCTCAATACCGCCGACGGCAATAGCCGTGTGATCGTCGATCTGTATCGCGTTGTGTTGAATCCGAGCAAGGACTTCAGTCTGATCGGCGACGACATCCAGAAATTCGAGCTGTCGGGTCGTGTGCTTGCGGACACCACTAAAAGCGACACCGGCCCGCTGGGGCTTTTTGGACGCGTGATCCAGGCTGCTTGAGAATAGCTCATGACGCAACATGACCCGCGCGGCATTAGCGTCAACCCTGTCAAGGTGCGCGATCTGCCGCGCTTTCTGAAGGCAATCGAGCCGATGGCGGCGGAGCTGGCCGCCGGCGACATTGCCGCGGCCTTGATGCGCCATGCCGACGCCGTGATCGAGGCCACGGCCATCGGCGCAGCTGTGGAGCGCGCCTGGCTGGAGGATCAGACGCCGGACGTGCTGGCGGAACTGGCCGCCCGCGTGCTGGAGGTGAACGCGGATTTTTTCTTCCGGCGGGTGCTGCCGGCGATCCAGGGCGCGGCGCATCGTCTCACGCAATCCGTGCAAACCGCCTCTGGTGGCACGAGTGGGTCGCCGCCCTCGTCGATGCCGGATTCGCATACAGTGACGTGATGGACATGTCCTGGACGGACGCGCGGGATTTTACTTCGGCGGCGCAGACGATGCGCCGTCAGCGCTTGCTGGATCAGGCCATCGCCGCGCGCGCGGCGCAGGCGGAGAAAAAGGACTGGGAGCGGTGGGTGAATGAGATCAGCGCCAGAAGCGGCGCCGGAAAAGAACATGATGGCTAGGGTGCGCATGTGGGCAGTGTAGGCAATCTGACGATCGGCATCAAGCTTGCCCTGGACAACAAGGAGATGACCGGGAATCTGGCCATCTCCCGCGATCAGCTGCGCGCCTTCGCCGCGGACATGAAGCGCATCGGCGATGCCGGCGCCGGCGCGTTCGGCGCCACGCGAACAGCCTTAAAGGCCATCTCCAGCCAGTTGATTGAGGCGCGCAATGCGCTGATTGGCTATTTCAGCGTCATGCAGGTCGCGCGCGGCGCGCAGGCCATCATCGAGGCTGCCGACGACGTGCGACAGCTCTCCGCAAGGCTCAAGATCGCAACGAGCGATGCCGCAGACTTCGCCAAGGCGCAATCCGGCGTCTATGAAATCGCCAATCGCTACGGCGCGGCTGTTGATGAGACGGCCAGGGCCTTCGCGCGACTCAACCCGGTCATCCGGCAGATGGGCGGTGGCAGCGCCGAGACGCTCAAGATGCTCAATGGCCTGGCCGCGTCGCTCAAACTCTCCGGCGCGACGGCGGCGGAAACCTCCTCCGTGCTGCTGCAATTCTCGCAGGCCATGGGCTCCGGCAAAGTGGGCGGCGATGAACTCCGCTCCATGATGGAAAACGCCGAACCGTTGATGCGCGCGGTGGCGCAGCAGATGGGCAAAACCACCGGCGAACTACGCCAGATGGCGGAGCAGGGCCTGCTCACCAGCCAGACTTTCGGCAATGCACTGCTGCCGGCCATCGACAAGCTCTCCAGTCAGGCGGCGAACGTCCCGCTGGGAATATCCCAGTCCATGCAGGTGTTGCGCAACGAGTTTTCTCGCGCTTTCGGGCGCGAGTTTGAGAAGCAGGCCACGGGACTTTCCGAAGCGGTGCGATCGATTGCCAGCTATGCGGATACGGCTGCTAAGGCTGTGCGCGTGCTGGCAGATGGCCTGGTCGCGCTGGGCAAGCTGGCCGCGGAAGTATTCGCCGGGCTCGCCATCGGCGTATTCGTGCTTGCGATCAACCGCGCTGCGTCGGCAGTGGGCGCACTGCGCGCGGCGATGGCTGGCGTCAATACGGTCATGCTGAGCATCACTGGTGGCGCGGCGCTGCAGAAGCTCGAAAAGCTCTCGATGATGGGCAAGGCCGGTCTGCTCGGGCTCGTATTCTTCGGGGCCTATGAGATCACTGATTGGGTTATTGAGTTCTTCAAATTGCGCGACGCAATCACCAACCTACTCACGCCTGTGTTTGAGCTTGTGGACAAGCTGCGCGGCATCGATCGTGCGAAGGAGGCGCAGGCAGCGCTTGCAGCGGCAACGGCCGCGGCAGCAAAAGCAAAGGAAGCGCAGGCCGGCACGCCTAAGCGCCTGGCAGACCCGGCCGCCTTCGCGCGACTCACTGCCGATCTCGCCTATGAAACCAGACTGCGTGAAAAGCACAAGCAGGAGCTCATCCAGCTCGAGCAGGCGTATCAGGACAAGCTCGCCACGCTCAAGGACGAGGCGGCGCGCAAGGCATTTACGAAGGAGTATCAGGAGGCGCGACGTGAGCTCGTGCTCAAGCATCAGCAGGAGATGGAAGCGATCCTGTCGAAGAAGCTTGCGACCGTCACGAAGCTGCCAGAGCTGAAAAAGCCAATGGAGGATGACATCCGCGCCATGCAGGAGGCGCTCAAGACCCAGAGCGAGATCGTCGAGGCGGCGCTGGCTGGACGGCTCGTCAAGGTGAGCGACTACTGGCGGGCCAAAGAAGCCATCGATGCCCAGGGATTCGCCACCGAGCGTGAGAAACTCAGCCGCGAGCTCGCCGCCCAGGAAGACCTGATCGCGCGGCTCTCCCGCGTCAAGCCCAGGGATGCCAACCAGAGAGCGGAGCTCGCGCAGAAGCTCAACGAGGCGAAAGTGGCGGCGGCTGATCTGCGCGCGGAGCTTGATGCGCTAAACGGCCGTGAGATCGCGGCGAAGTTCAAGCTGGAGATCGATCGAGAGAAGGCGCTGCAGGACATCCGCGACGCGGTGGCAGAGGCGCAGGACCAAATCGCCAAGATGACCGGCACCGAGACGCCGGAGATGCGCCGCGCCGCCATCGAGCGCGCCATACGCGACACCATAGAGAATCTGAAGAATGACGCCGAAGGCGCGGCGCTGGCGGATCGGCTCATCGATCTCAAGGCCAAGGAAGCGGAACTGGCAGAGTTTGAGCGCAAATGGTCGCTGGCCATCGAACGCATGCGCACGGCGGAGCAGTCGGCCAACGCCCAGATGCAGGCCGGGCTCATCACCACCAGCCAGGCGCAGACGATGATCGCCAACGCCCATCGCGAGGCCGCGGCAGCCATGGAAGACCTCCTGCTGAAGATGGAGGCCATCGCCAACGCTCTCGGGCCGGAGGCAGTGGCCAAGGTGGAGCAGTGGAAAACAGCGCTATTGGAGGCAAAGAACGTCATCGATCCGGTGGCCGCTGCCATCAACACGGACGTTAAGAACGCTTTCATCACGATGTTTGAGCAGATCGGCACGGGCGCAAAGAGTGCGAAGGATGCATTTCTTGACTTTGCCCGTGCGGTAATCGCTGCCATCAACCGGATCGCTGCGCAAAAGCTCGCGGAGGAGATTTTCGGCAGCTTCGCCAAGGGCGCTGGCGGCATCGGTGGCTTCTTAGCCGGGCTGTTCAAGGGATTTGCCACCGGCGGCCCGGTGCCGGGTACGGGCACGACCGACAGCGTGCCCGCCATGCTCACGCCGGGAGAGTACGTCATCCGGCGAGATGTGGCGCGTCGCATTGGCTACAGGGTCCTCGATGCCATCAACGGCGGCGGGTGGATAGCAAGTCTGCATCTTGGACGGCTGGCTTTCGCCTCGGGCGGCGCGGTGCCTGCGATTGGCGGCACGGTCAATAACGTGTCGATCGTGATCAATACCGAGACCGGCGGACGTGTGCATGGCGATTCAACTGCGGCTGTCGATCTTGCACGGCGCATCGAAGCCGCCGTGCGCGGCGTGCTGGTGGCGGAAAAACGCCCAGGCGGTCTGCTGGCGGGGGCCTGATACATGGCGACCTGGATCTGGCCGCTTGCTGCTGGCGAGGCGCTGGAGATCGAGCCGCGCGTGAAAGTGGCGCGCATGGGCGACGGCTACGAGCAGCGCGTGGCGGATGGCATCCACAGCATGCCGCGCCGGTATTCTGTGCGTCTGGCCGCCGATGACAGCACGCTGGCGGCGGCGGAAGCTTTTCTGCGCGCGCGCGGCGGCGTCGAATCCTTCGACTGGACGGCACTCGACGGCACGATCGGGCGCTGGGTGTGCCGCAAGTGGTCGCGCAGCTTCGACGCTGGCGGCGGCGGCGTGTTGCAGGCAGTCTTTGAGGAGGTGTTTGAATGACGGTCAAAGCGGACATCCAGTCATTCACGCCAGGCGCGATCGTTGAGCTATACGAGCTTGACGCCACCGTCATCGGCGGTACGGATGTGCTGCGCTTCACGCCGCACGGGCCGAACGAACTTGGCAATGACATCGTCTGGGCCGGGCAGACCTACACGCGCTTCCCCATCGAGGCGTCCGGTTTCGAGAAACGTGGGCAGGGATCGCTGCCGCGCCCCAAGCTTGCTGTTGCCAATGTCACCGGGCTAATCGGCGCGGTGGCGGATTCCATCATCGGCGCGAAGCTCACGCGCACGCGCACCTTCGTCAAGTATCTGGATGCCGCCAACTTCGCCGCCGGCAACTCGCAGGCAGACCCGAACCAATATATCGACCGCGAAATCTGGTTCATCGATCGCAAGAGCGTCGAGAACAAGTTGGTGGTGGAGTTCGAGCTGTCGGCGGCCTTCGATCTTGCCGGGGTGATGCT